CATTGAGATTTGTTTCCAAGTTCCCAATAATTCGTTTGCAGCATTAAAATCATAGCTTGCATCAGCTTTGCGGAATAGCTCAGTGCGTATAGCACTCTTTCCTATCCACTCTTGAAAGCCTTTATCACCCACAACATCCATAAAATCAGGATGTGTAGCTTCTAACTGAGTTAAATTAGCCTGTTGAGCTGACTTAACATTACCTTCTCGAGCTTTGCGAATCTCTGGATGGTTCTCTATCGCTGAATTTACTGCCTTAGCAGGATCATCGTAGAAAGTATCCTCGAAACTCACAGTTTCTTCTGTTGTTTCAGTAGCTTGATTCACTTGAGGTTTAGAATCCAGAAGCTGTTGTATCATTTGCCTCTGTTGTCCAACCTCTTGACCTTGCTTACCGAATGCTTTTTCAACATTCTGGTGCATGGTTATTACATCTTCTAATGTCTTCCCAGCATACTTCTCAGGTGGTTCATAAGCTGGCTCTTGTGGAGCTTCCTGTACAAATTCCTGTGGTTCTGTTACCTGTTCCACACCTTCTGGTGCTGTATCTACTACTATACTCATTTCTATGTCTCCGCCCCGAAGGGTTATGAAGTTATCTTTATAATGGGTCTGTTTCTAGGTTATCCATCGTTAGTTTAGCTGCGCTTTCTAAGCTTAATAATAATCTTAGTTGGTACAACTGACCCTTAGCGTGCCAAAGGTCTTTCTCATTGTTCATAGTGTCAACGTCTCGTACACTAATCTCTATGTTCTGTAGTTCCTCTATTAAATCAAGCCAGCCTTCTGACTCGAACATCTCTAATCTGTCTTTTAAGAATCGTTCGTCTGTCTTCATTGAACAAATCTATTAATATCTGTCTCTACCCCTGCTTTTCTAGCGTTTGCTAAGTTCAAAGCAGTCTCAGAACGTAAGTGGTCTACTTCTGGAATGTTTCTAGCAGTCTCAGAGTTCTTATTTGCAATATCAGCCTTAGTTTTCTCTAAACCTACAGCTTGAGTCTGTAATTTAAGTATCTTCTCTTGAATCTTAATCTCATCAGGAGCTAATTCTTGAGCTTCAGCATACCATTTAGCAGCTTTAGCTTTCTCTTCCTCAGTCTCAGCTAGTAATTTACCAATCTTAGCTTGCATCTCTTCCATTTGAAGTTGCATACCCATCTGTTGCATCTGTTGTTGCTCAGGATTAGGTTGATTACCTTGTGTAAGAGAACTAACAATCTGGTCTCTGTTATGAATAGAAGAGTTTTGCATCATAGCTAGTAGGATTACGTTGAAAGCAGGTGAATCTTTAGGAATAGCCTGCAACATCTGTACCATCTGAGTCATTTCTAACTCTTTAGCCATGATTCCCATAGTTGAATATGGAACAAACTTGTAATCATTGACAGGATAACGCTCAACATCAAACTGAATCTTACGCCACATTGATTTATTAATCAAAGGGATAAGGAAAGTGTTCTGAAAGTTCATCAAGGTACGTTTTTGACGCTTAATTGACGCAGATTGTGCCATAGACATACCTGAAGAGGTAGCTCTATCAGCATTTCCTACATCAGCAGAGCCAGTACCCATCTGAATCATGTTTTGAAGAGAGGCGACCTGGGTAAATGTACTTTGGTCTGTGGTTCCCAAGTCCAATGGCATTAAAGCATCGCGTGGTGAACCATTAGTTAGTATCGTCTTGCCAGGTCTAACCTCAAACTTGATACCGCGTGGTAATCTAGTGGCATCAGCTGCCATCATAGGGGTAGTTGTTAATGCCAATGAGTCAATTCTTGCTCTCATCTCAGCATCTAGTGCTTTTTGAGGGTTATATCCCTTCTCACATACACCTCTACCCCAGAATTTATTAGGAACAATGTCATGTTGGTAACTAATGAACGGTCTATCAACCATCATAAAGGCATTCTCTTCAGCTCTAAGGATATGCTCATCATTAACGATAGTAACTACCGCTTCAACTAGCTCATCTTTCTTAGAGTATTCAAAATCGTCTTGGTCTTTGTTCTTCTTTAGGAATCTTTTAGGTACTAAGCCCCAGTATTCAGTTATCTTGACCGAATCAGACTCATCAGCTTGCTTGGTTTCAGGGTCGAAGCCAAAGCGAACGGTATCATAATCACCATCAAGAGGAACATCACGGTATATGCCAGACTTAATCCCATCCACGACATGATAGCGAGGCTTAATGACTTCATGTGCAACTCCAAGTGCATCTGTTATAGAATTAGCAGCAGGGTCAATCAAAAACTCTTTAGGAGAGATAGGTTCTAACTTAACATCAATAGAAGGTCTTTCAATTAACTGACGAGTGTAAGTAGTAGTACCATCTACAGGTACTTCAGCGGGAGACCTTTCTACATTCTGTTCAACAACAATCTTACCGATACCAGTACCATATATAGCACCGTTAAGGAATATCTCACAGACAGCATCCTTGACACCGTTCTTTTCTAGGTCTTCTTGTAGTAAGTTACGTACGTATTCTGCATCTGAAGGGTCTTGGTCCAACATATCATCTTGAATATCAAACCATTTACCACGACCAAACGTAGCTTCCTCTAATTCTGCAACTGAAGACTCTACAGCTTGTTGTAATGCAGGTGCAATGATTCGAGACTTCTCAGAGTCTCTAGTTCTGTCTGACTGTAACCAGATACCACGCCAAAGTCGGTAGTATTCATCCCATTGAGTTACATAGTTAATATCTCTATGCGTCCTCCAACCTTCAAGACGATAAGTCAGCCAAGAAGCTAATGCGCGGTATTGAGTTTCCTTACTGTCGAACATAAGTTATTGATTTCCATAGGAATTTAGTCGTAATATATCATAAAGAGAGTAGGATTATTAACTAAATTGAGTCAGTAGCCTGAAATAACATCCTCAGGTTCCCATTCTTCATCAAATTGTATAGAGTGTGCGAAGTCTGCAATAGATACTTGGTCTATATAGGATAAAGCATCTAGTAAATCATCGTGTGAAAGACGTGAAGGGAAGTCAAGCATCTGTGAAATGAAGAATCTCCAGTCCTTATCCTCATTAAAGGTGATTTGTTGGTGTTCCATACGTCCTTGAAGGGACCAAGTGATACGTTCAGACTTCTTTTTACCACCATGACGTAGTTCATCAATATGGATAAACCGATTATTAGCCCTCATCTCATCTTCTAGGTAGGGCATGATAGCATTCTTCAAGGAACCAGTCTCAATACCTACAGTAGTAGCTTGATTTACCTCTGCAGCCTTCAATATCTTAGTAGCAGTCTCTTTAATAGACCACCTACCGTGCATAATATCCTTAACCCACCACTTATCTCTATCAATCTTAACAATAGCAATAGCAGTTTCGTCTAATTTAGAGGATTTAAGCCCCCTTTCCTTCTCAGAAGCTTCAAAACCAGCAGGGTCTACAGCAATAACGTAGTTACCTTCTTCAGGCTCACTGCCTTGTAAGAACCATTCCTCTTTAAAGATACCACCAGAGAAGGTTTCAAAGGATGCTTCAAACTCTTGTCTAAAAGCCATAGAAGACATAGCACTTCTAGCAGTCTCAATCTCGTCTTCAGGAATAAAAGGGTTATCAGTAGAGTTAAATGAGAAAGCTGCCCAGTCATCGTCCTTCTTAGCGTCTATATATAGGTCATAGAAGTGATTCTTACCAGCAGGAGTACCAATAAACATAGCACCGCCTCTTACGTCAGCTAATGTAGGACGAATAATCATCTCCCAGACATCAGGACGCATTGAAGCGTACTCATCCATAACAACATAAGCAAGACCAACACCACGTAAGGTGTCAGGTCTGTCAGAACCTTTAAGGAATATTCTTCTTCCGTTTGTTAAAGTTATTCTTGCAGTATTCTCATAGGTATCTTGAATTAAGTCTCCACCTAACTCTTTCAACATATTCCACATAATGTCCTTAGCTTGTTGAAAGGTAGGACCGATGTAGAAGACATCCTTAGAGTCAGACTGTAATGCCTTAATAAGTAGAATCCAAGCAGCTAAACGACTCTTACCAAAGCGTCTTCCTGCAGCAACAACCTTAAATCGGGCTTCTGAATTGAATATCTCTAACTGAGCAGGGTGTAGCTCAACATTTAAAGTACCCATTACTTCTTAAGCTCCTTTACTAACCTTCTAAGTTTATCTAGTATCTTGTTTTGTCTAGATTGTCTAGCCCAGTAGTCTTCAGGAAGTTCCTTTAACTTACTCATCAACTATCTCAGCTATCGTTTGGTCAGCTGATTTAGTCTTAGGATTCTTAAGGACCTTATCTTTAGACATCTCAGTTAATTGCTCAGATGTTCCTACGTTAATGATTAACCCATTCTCAGCTTTAGTGTGTTTAATCTCTACAGCTTTCTGAGCAGGAACAATCCTATCCATACACATCTTTAAACAATGAACATCACCTTTAAGAGCCTTAGCAATGACAACTTCAACAATCTCTTCTCCTCTAGAACTTAAGAGTTCTCTAGCAAGTTGAGTGTATTTATTAACAGAACCTTTAGGTCTTCCATTAGGGTTAGGTACCTGACCCTTCTTAAAGAGATGAGGCATAGTCTTTCTTCTATCGACTTTAGACATAGTTTAATTATCCATATAGGTTAAACAATCAGGGTACTTAAGTTACTTAAACCCGTTAGGGTGGACAATAAGGAGTTACCGTTTAGGTAACGACTTAGTGTTCATAGTACTTAAGTAGATATGAATTTAGGAGCTTATTACCTTTAACTTCGGGGGTAGTAGACACTTAGAACACTTAATGACGTTAAAGGATAATCTAATAGTTACTTCTCAGAAGGTGGTGGTGGTCATCTCCTGTAACTCATGTTTACTTAAGTAGTGAACTTAGGTTTTAGTATAGCTGATGAATTAACTTTAGTAAAGCTAAAACAGCCTTATTTACTTAAATTAACCCGCTTTACCAAGTTCCCTCCCGCTACTACTTTAAATCATTAATTAATTGAATAGCTCAAACCCCTCTCTCTCGTCTGATTATGATAGTTCAATGTCCCTTTAATGTCCCTTGATTCAAATCCTTCTCCCGTCTAATTATGATTGTTAATTTAATAGTATGGAGTCACACATGGGTCCCCCCGTACGTGTAGCTAGAGTTACTACAGTAATTCAAGTGATTGTAGAGCTATAGTGTCCTTGAGAGTGTAAGGTAACGATAGACAATCAAACGTAAGGTCTTACGTATCTATTATTGATTGAATTGATTCAAGTCAAGGGTTCTATTAACACCCTAATTACTTAGTAGCAAAGCAGTCTTGAGTAATTACATTACCTTCAGTAGCAGTGGTTCATGCTGTATCTAGGGATAAACAGATTAACAATAATCTAGTTCTTTATCAATTCATTTATATTACCTTAAGCCTACTAACTTAGCACCCTTTCATCTAACTTAGGTGATGACTCAGGTTCAATGTCTTTCATCATCTTAGACTCAAACACTTAGTTTAAGAGGTTAGGTATTTAGGAGGTCGAGTAATCAAAGTTGATACAGTTGTTCTCCAGTAGTTTAGCGGGGATTAGAATCTTCGATGATTTAAGTTATGTGTTGAAGCTTGTTGCTTTAGTTATTCATAGCTCTTGTTTAGTCCTTGTGATTGATTTATAAGCAAGATGACCTATAGCCACTGCTATCCCAACATACTAGAAATATAAGGTCAACATTAAACACGCTACGCCTACCTAAGTTCCTTCGTCACTAAGGTTGACGTGATGTTGACCTTAAATCCCTAGTACGTTTCCTTTACAGCGTCCATAGGACATCTTATAAATCAATAAAAGGATAAACAAATGAAAACTAAAGCAACTCAACAAATAACTGAAATCATATTCAACGAAGATTCAAATCCCTTCATCGCTAAACGACTAGCGGAGAACAATGTATCAACTTGTGATTACTTCTATAAATTAAATTTAGATAAGGCTCAAGAGTTTGAGTCTAAGATGATGAAAGAATTAGAAGTTAATCCTGAGTCATCATCGCCTAAGTTAGGTGAATGGGAGCAAGAGTTAGTCAAGGCTGAAGGTAATATGGATGAATGGAAAGAAGAACGCACGATGATTGTAAAGCAAATCAAAGCGGTTTATCCTAACTATGAACCTAAAGCAACTGCTACGAAGAGTAAGAAAGATTTAATTGCTCAAGCCAAGGCACGCTTTGCTAAGAAGTAAGTAATATTAGGGAGTTAATAGCTCCCTTTTTATTGTTCACAATTCAATATTGATTGTCTATCTTTCACTTCTAATAATGAGGAAGAGAGGTGGATGGATTAGTCTGGGATTATTACAACACAGGAGATAGCATGGGTACAGTACAACTGAAAGGTGAGGGAATGTTAATGTACTTTGTCAGTCACTTTAAGATGACAACATCAGAGGCATTGAAGTCAATGGAAGACCACGGTCAAGACATGGCTTGGTTTTATAACTTACCTGAGGGTGGGCAGACAGCTATTAAAGTTGATGACCCTTTCTTAACTGATTACATTAGAGGAGAAGTACATGAAGTTTAATAAGAAGCAACTAGCTTACTTAGATAAGTTAGTACAAGAGTCACCAACTAGAATGATACTAACTCAGAACCTATACGATAGATACTCATTCGTTGATGAGGAGGTAGCTGAGCTTGGACGAGTCTGGGAAAACCAACTAACTGATATAGATAGGTATGTCAGTGATAAGTTCATTGAAGTACATGGTGCTAAGATGAATCAATACTATTAACAGGAGTAATGTATGAATAAGTTAGGTGAGTTTGAGACACAGGTATACGAGCAGATGATTGCTGAGTATCCTGATATGGAAAAGGAAGGTCAAGTGTTTACTTATACTCATAACGGTATGACTTTTGAAGGAGCTGAACAAGTTACATACTTCCTATGTCATAGGATGTGGGATGCTTTTGATGAAGCATTAGATTATATTGAAGATAAAGGGGAGAGTTATGGGGAAGATTAAAGAACAACTACTATGGTGTAGTGGACACTCTACTGATTGGGAAGAAGACTTACCTACGTGGTATCAGTACCATGAGCGAGAGCTAGACCAGATGGTAGGTGAAGTTATTATCTACAACGTGTCTGGATTAATCAATGATATTAATCACGCTTACTGGGAAAGACCTGGTGCTTTTGAGTTAGATGAGGAACAAGTTATCAACATCTTTCAAAAGGTAGATGAATCCTTTGAAGAAGATGGTGCAGAACCTACCTACTTTGAGGCATTACAACACTTCATCGTAGCTGATTGGTTTGCTGATGAGCTAGAGAAGAGGGGTGAGATTGTAGATAAAGACTTCCTTGGATT